GTTCCATTCAGTTGAAGCCGTGGTGTGTGCCATTAAAGAGTTAAAAGAAAGAAACATTGATTGCCTGTATCTAAATGGAGACACATTCGATTTTTACAGCATCAGCCGGCACGAAAAGGAAAAGGATTTGAGAGATTTTCCAAAGGAAATAGATATGTGCCGTAATTTTTTGCAAACCTTGCGTGGTATATTCCCAACAATTCCGATTTATTTCAAGGCAGGTAACCACGAAAACAGGTATCAACGATATTTGAATGAGCAGGCAGAGGAATTTGCCCAATTGCACGAAATGCAATTTGATAAGTTTTTTCGAATGGATGTATTAGACATCAAATTTGTTCCTGATTGGCAGGGCATGGAAATGGGCGATTTGTTGGTATGTCACGGCCATGAATTGATGGCAGGTGGAATGAACCCATCGCAAAGCACGTTCAACAAAACGTTCTGTAATACATTAATTGGACACGTTCACAGAACCACAAACACAATCAAAAAGGATGGTTTTAAACGATATATCCATACATATTCCACAGGATGTTTGACACAATTATCGCCTAAATATTACCCATTTGCACAGCACAATAACGGTTTTGCGGTTGTAACAATCACAGATGGCAAATCAAAGGTTGAAAACATTATGATAAAAGATGGGAAAATTGTGTAATATTGCATTGAAAGATTAAGGTTTTGATTCATATAGTTGTTGAGCAAAAAGGGCATTTCTGATGGATTTGCCCTTTTTTATGACCGTTAAATAATTTTTAATATTTTTTTTGATATTTTTTGTTTGAAATTGTTTGGAATACCGAAAAAAGGTGTAATTTTACATCAACAAATAACAACAACAATGGAAAACATAGCAAAATCATTAGAAAACAAAACAATTTTAGTTGTCAATGCAACAACACGTGTTAATTCAGTTTCAAAAAAATCAAGAATTACAAATCAATTAATAGCATTAGGTTCAATTGTTTTCGAAAGAAATGATGGTGTATTTTTTGGGCCATTAAATTTTTTAGATTCAGAATGGCGAGCATTTTACAGATTTGAAAATAATACAATTGAAATTGACCAATTTAAAAAACCACAATCAAAATCAATTACAATTAAGGAATTTAAAGTAATATAAAACAACACCGAGCCGGGCGGATTCCCGGCAATATTTTAAACAACAACAATATGTGGAATCTATTAAAAACAATCGACAAAAATGACATTGCAGGTTTAGTTATCGTTTTAACAGCCGTTGCAATATGTGTGAAAATCATGTACATAGTTGGAAACATTTAATCACTACGGCAATGGTTTACAAAATCACATTCAAAGATCACGCAGGATATTACACGGTGACCAAATCATTCGACAGCACGGATGAACTTGGAAAATTTATCCAAAACGAATTGACCAATAATGGTGGCAAAGAAATCGGCATGGAGCAATTTGATTCCATGCAGGATATGTTGGAACAGAAATATAAAAAGAATTTAGAGAAAAGATATGAGGGTTAAAATTAATCAATCAGAATTACAAAGGTTGGTGGCTGAGGATTTAAACAAACAAGGGATTCAGCCACCACGCAAAGACAAATGGGAGCCACACAATGTGCAGATGGCCATTTCAAGAAAATTAAACTATCCCCTAATGTGGGAATCAATCAACCGAATTTCAAAACAATTATACGATGAGTCAAAAATCAAGTAATCCATTAGCCGAAATACAGGCAAAATTAAAGGCACCAAAAGGGCAATTCAATTCATTTGGTAAATACCATTACAGATCAGCCGAAGATATTTTGGAGGCAGTCAAAAAGGTTGTGAATCCAATGGGATTTTCAATTACACTAACAGATTCAGTTGGTGAAGTTGGTGGCCGTATTTATGTTCAATCAACGGCAACACTAGACAACGGTGAAATTGAATATCAGGCAACAGGATTTGCACGTGAAGAAGAAACCAAAAAGGGAATGGATGGATCGCAGATTACAGGGGCCGCATCTAGTTACGCAAGAAAGTACGCATTAAACGGATTATTTGCTATTGATGATACAAAGGATTCAGATGCAACAAATGATCACGGCAAATCGCAGGAATCAAAGCCACAGACCAAAACAGGGATGCCGGCACCATCTAATTTTGACATTGAATTCAAAGAATTAATTGCAGATGTTAAAGGGGTGATTGCAATTGGTGAATTAAAGGGAATTTGGGAAAAATTAACCGATGAGGCAAAAGCAAACAAAGAAATACAACAATTATTTAATCACAGAAAAGCAGAATTATCAAACCAATAATAAAATAACCTATGAAAAACGAATTGATGGCCGTTGATGGCCAAATACTAGATTTAAGCAAAAAAGAGATTGCACAAATGGCTGAATCATTTATGGCCAACGCAGATGCAATAGATACCGTGAAATTGGCGGCACAATTGGCAAAATTCACGTTATTATCAGCCGAAATGGACAAACACCTTAAAGAGCATTTATTTGCTGATTTACGCAAACATAAGGATGGCAAATTATCAGCATTTGGTGTGGACTTTTCGGAAATGGAGGGCGGTGTAAAATATGACTATTCTGAAACAGAATCATGGTGCAAGTTGCAATTTGAAATTGATCGCCTAAAAGAGAAACAAAAAGAGGTGGAGGCATTTTGTAAAACATTAAAATTTAAAGTTTCAATTTTGGATGAAGAAACAGGCGAATTGCACGATTTTTATCCACCATCAAAATCATCCACAACCACAATCAAAAAAGTAATTAAATAAACAATCTAAATAAATAACAAATGGCACGTTTAGTAAGCATTAAAATTGACCTTTCAAAAATCGATGAAAACAGAGTTTTTCACAGCATAAAAACAGGGGCAAGATATTTGGACATCACAGGAGTTTTGACAGATACACCTGATCAATATCAAAACAATGGATTCGTAAAGCAGAACACGACAAAGGAAGAACGTGAGGCAGGAGTAAATTTGCCAATTATCGGAAATTTTAAATTGTTGAAAATTTTAAATGATCCGGGCGCACCTGTTTCGGCACAGCCAATCCAACGTGAAGTGAATCCAATCGAAACCGATGAATTACCATTTTAGCAATGAGAAAAATTGTAGATAGTTACACAACACGGCACGGAGAATTGAGGGCAATTTATTCCGTTGCAACGGCTAACATAAAGCACAGGGATATTGAAATTGGTGCGGTATATGAATTGGAATACCGTTTGGGAAATCAGGTTTTATTTTTGAAATCCCAATTGGATCACGTAACAGATGGGAACCGGACATTGTTTTTTAAACATCCGGATCCCGAACGCAGATTGATTGGGATTCCGATTATGTCAATTATTAGATACGTAAAAAAATGAGCATAGAAACCAAAATCAATTTAGTATTTTATTGGGCCATTGCACAGATGTTTTTCACGGTATTAGGTGCATTAATCAGTATGTATAATGAAAACAAAAACAAATAAAACAAACGAATTGGGGTACACGTTCAATCAGGTTTGGGCGCATATCGCACAGGAATTAGAAAATAATTTAGAAAAATTAAATAAAATTCAACCTAAAAAACAAAAATATGGTAACGTTTCAGCAATATCATCAGGCCAATCCGCATCTTTATGAGTTGTATAAGGCCATCGCAATGCAGTTGATTCAACAAAATCGCAAGGTAATTGGATCAGGATACATATTCCAAAAAATGCGTTTTGAATTTCACTTCACAACCAATGGTGATCCGTTCAAAATCAACAACAATTTTGCACCGATGTATGCACGCAAATTTGTATTGGAACATCCCCAATTTGGGCATTTGTTTAAATTTAAGCAGTTGAAAGGTAGTTTATTAATGTCATAATATTATATTTGTGATGTAATCAGCGGAAAGGGTAGGAGTTTTCCGGTGATTAATTGGGTTTAAGAACCACAAAGCCTGTTTGCACTCCTACGCATTCAGGCTTTATTTTTTTAACACCGTAATGGACAAAGAGGCATTTTATTTTCCGCATTTCTGTAATGCGAGGCATGACCGTAAAATCCGCAGGTTGCGCAGAGAATTAGGAGTTGAAGGATATGGCATTTATTTCATGCTATTAGAAACACTAAGAGAGCAACAGGATTTAATGTACCCAATGGATGATTTGGATTTGTTATCAGATGAATTTGGGGTATCTGAGGCAAAGATTAGAACAACGATTTGCAATTATGAATTGTTTGAAGTTGACATGGATCAAAAATTCTTTTCACCAAAAATGTTGGTTTATTTAGAGCCATATTTCCGAATGAAGGAACAACGCAAAATGGCCGGCAAAGCATCAGCAGAAAAGAGAATTTCAACGACCGTTCAACGACCGTTCAACAAAGGAAAGGAAAGTAAAGTAAATGAAATAAAAGAAAATGAAAGTAAAGTAAATGAAATTGTGTTTAGTGACCTATTGTCACCACACGTTCAAACACTTGGAACTGAATTTGAAAATTTCAAATCTTATTGGACAGAAAAAAACGCAAAAGGCAAAGAAAGATGGCAATCCGAAAAATTCTTTGATATTAGCAGGCGAATCAGCACATGGATGGCAAACAAGAATAAATTTAACAGCAACAACAATGGAAATTCAACCGGTGAAAAACTTGGAACAAGTGCGGCAAGACTTGAAGCCCTCCGAAATTGGTAAAGGAACAGCCAATTTAATCATTAAGGCACAAAGCACAGGAAACATCCGTACACGGCCCGAAAATGATTTGAAACAGGTATTGCGAATGGCAATGCTTATGGTTGGACTACGTGGTGCAAATATGCCAACAGATGAGGAAAAATTTGTATTGCTTGCATTTATAAAATCTAATTATGGAAACCAAACACCTGAGGAAATAGCCATTGCATTTGAAATGGCAGTTGCAGGTAAATTGAATACTGATTGCAAATGTTATGAGAATTTTTCGTGTGAATACTTTGGCCGGATAATGAACGCATACATTGAATATGCAAGGCAGGAAACAAAGAATGTAAAAAAGCCGGAACCCGAAATTGTTAAACCTGTTCCAACGGATGATGAATTGAAGTTGTTGGCAATCGCAAATGTTAATTCATACGTTAAAAGAATAAAATTGGCAGATCAAACAGGACAAAAATTTGAATGGACAGCCGGGGGATTGGCACACCTGTATGATTTTTTAGTCAAATTTGAAATTTGGCAATGCCCTGAATCAGATCGGGTTGAAATATCAAAACGATTACGGCCCAAATACAATGACTTTGAATTGTGGAAATCAGGATGCAAAGGTGAGGCATACAAATTGTTTTGCCATCAATTAGCCGATATGGATATGACATTAAACGAAAACGGAGAAATAATATGAAAATAATAAATTCACTAAGCGGAGGCAAAACATCAAGTTATTTGGCAAAGCATTACCCGGCAGATTACAATTTGTTTTCATTGATTCGCATTGAGGATAAAAGATGCACACCTAATGATCAAAAATTAGTTCAATATGTTTCAGATAAAATCGGTCAGGAATTTATCGCCACAGCCGAATCAGATTTAACATTAAAAGCAGTTATTGATTTAGAACAATTAATTGGGCAGGAAATTATTTGGGTAACAGGCAAAACATTTGAGCAGGTAAATAGAAAAGCCACAGGAGGCAAAGGATTACCAAATCAACAATGGAGGTTTTGCACAACAGAAATGAAAATGCGACCGATTTTTGATTGGTGGTTTAAAAATATCAATGAAAAAGTAAAAATGGGAATTGGATTTCGTTTTGATGAAATGGAACGTGCGGACAGATTTTCAACAACATTTAAAGGCATCGTTGGAACAAGAAAAACACAAAATAAATGGGAGGAAATTGAATGGAGGGAAGGTTATTTCCCATTGATTGAAAACAGAATCACACATTATGATGTAAAAAAATGGGCAGATTCTACCAATCTAATATTCCCGGCTGATTCAAATTGCGTTGGATGTTTCCATAAACCATTGCAACAATTGCGTAAAAATTGGGATTTAGAACCCGACAAAATGCAATGGTTTGCGGAACAAGAATCACCAAAAAAGAAATGGAAAAAAGAAGGAACATATTTTCAATTTAAAGACATCGGACTGCAAATGGATTTTCATTTTGGAACAGGTTCAGGATGTCAGGCAGGATTTTGCACAGATTAATTTTAAACTACATAAATAAATAACCTATGAAAGCACAGGAAACAGAATTTGGCACATTGGTGCTAAAAGGATTAGAAAAAAAAGGAATGAGCCGGCAGGATTTAGCCGATGAAATCAACACAACACATTCATCTGTTTGTAATTGGATAGCAGGGAAAATGGTTCCTAATATGATAACAGGATTGAGAGTGTGTAAAATGTTGGACATTGATGCAAATCAGATAATTCAGTAAATAAACCTAAACCAATAACCGACATATGAAAAAGAATTTGATTCTAAGCGCAGTTTTTATCACGATTGGATCAATTGTATGTATTGCAATTAATCAGGTCAGAAAGCAAAGGAATGGTGGCAAAAAACAAGTAATTGCCAAACGTTCTGAATTTAGTCAGGCATTTATGATGGATACGTATGAACCCATTGAGGATTTTGAAATGATTTATTTTGATGATCACAGGGGATTGGTTCAAATTAAACAAAAGGCGAAATGAGAAACGAACACGAACACAGATTGCAAACGGTGTTGGCCAAATATCTTGATTTGAACAATTACACGTTTTTTGCCATTCCAAACGGTGGATGGAGAAACAAAGCAGTTGCGGCCAAATTAAAGGCTGAGGGAGTGAAAGCCGGTGTGGCTGATTTACTGATTCTGTTGCCAAATCAAACGTTTCACGGCCTATTTGTTGAAGTCAAAATTGCAGGCAATTATCAACAGCCAAATCAAAAGGATTTCGAACAGAAAGCAAGGGATTGCGGATATGAATACATAATTGTGCGATCATTGGATGAGTTAATTGAGAAATTGAAATACTATGAGGCGCAAAAATTCGTGGAACAGGATAAAATGATGGCCGCATATCGGTCAGGATACATTGATGGGAAATTAGAAAATCAAACAACAATACGATGAATATTAACAGACAAAAGGCCATTGATTGGGCCAATGAAAGAATTGCAGATCCAAATTTTAGTGAACAGCCAATCCGGGTAAACGCATGGGAACTGATTCACAATCCAAAATTGTTTCTTGAAACCTGTGTGGCCCGGCTTACATACGGATCAGAAAGGGAAAAACGTGTTGTTTATAATCGTGTTAGAAACCTAAAAACGTATTACAATGATATTTCAAGATGAAGATATATTTGTACACGGTGACATCAAATGTTCCGATGGCATAACACGTGATGAGGCAATTGAAATAATTGAGGAAATACAAGAAATTATGATATTCCACAAAATCATAAAACTTGATTTGTGCATTGATCCTTACAAATTTCCACGTGAATTGTTGGACATAGGTAAACCATAAAAATACAAGGCAATAAATGGCCGGCATTAACAAAAAAACAAACCGATGAAAACTACAAAAGACAAAATACGTTTATTAACATTCTTTGCATTGTGCCAAAATATGTTGGATTTCATTGATGGATCGTGGCACGGCCATCCGGCAAACAAACAGGCCGTTAAGATGGTGACAAAGCAAATGATTAGGGAGTTGGAAAAAACAATGGCCGTATTATTCCCGGCAAACAGAAACGATGATCCGGATTTGCCTGATGCTTTGGATACATTCCAAAATGCCTGCACAGCAATGGAGTCATTTTTCATGCTTGGAATGGAAATGGATCAGATGGATCAAACAAAGAAAGATTCATTGAATACACAGATTAATATTTTGCTAAAATCTTATGGGATTGATTGTTGGGAAAAACCAATGTCAAACCTATGGAAAAATTAAATAAATTTGTGGAGCAGTTGGGTGATGAATAACTGCCGGAAACAAAAGCACATATTTACCTAATCAATACAGAATGAAAAATGAGAGCCGTGAAATGGTGGATCATCCGCAACATTATCAATCTGATGGAGGCATCGAGGCAATTGATGTAATCGAAGGGTTCAGCCTAAATTTTAATTTGGGGAACGCAATCAAATATATTTTGAGGGCCGACAAAAAAGGCAACAAGAAACAGGATTTGGAAAAATCCCTGTGGTATATCAATAGGGAACTTTCTAAATTTAAAGGATAATGGATGCAGATGATTTAGTCACAATGGGTTGGTGTGTTGGAGGTATTGAGTTCGTGTTTATATTAGTAATGATCAAATTCATATTTGATGAAAAAAATCGACCATGAAAAAGATGAAATTAATAGTGGATGCAGGGGAATATGAATCAGATTCATTGTTTTCCTTAATTATTGAAGTTTTAAAGCACAGAACGTGGCATTTGTTCAATCATGGCAAATGGATGGATTAATTAATAAAATATGATTGAGGAAATAAACATCAAATTGATAATTCCACATCCTAACAATCCCCGGTTGATTAAGGATGATAAATTCAAAAAATTGGTGAAGTCCATCAAGGAGTTCCCGGAAATGCTGCAATTGCGACCAATCATTGTTGATGATAATTGCGTGGTATTGGGTGGGAATATGCGATTGCGTGCCTGTATTGAAGCCGGATTGAAGCGTGTGCCAATTATTAAGGCATCAGCATTGACAGCCGAACAACAGAAACGTTTTATCATTACCGACAATGTGGGATTTGGTGAATGGGATTGGGATTTGTTGGCTAATGATTGGGAAATGGCTGATTTAGAAGATTGGGGATTGGATTTGCCGATTTATAAAGAATTAGGCGAAGATTTACCGGTTGACAATGAGAATGAGCCAAAGGATAAATTTGTGATTGAGGTGTCGTTTGAATCTGAGGAACAAAGGCAAATGGCATACAAACATTTCATTGAAAATGGACTAAATTGCTTTTGTAAAAAATAAATTATGGCAGTACCTAAGAGTGTGACAAAACTGAACAAAAAACGTATGTTGGAGGCCCTTGAAAAGTCTTTGGGAATTGTCACATCCGCTGCAAAGATTGCCAACATCAACCGTTCAATGCATTATGATTGGATGCGTGATGATCCGCAATACAAAAAGGCCGTTGATGAGTTGGCTGATATGACATTGGATTTTGCTGAATCGCAATTGCATAAGCAAATCAAAGATGGCAACACAACAGCCACAATATTTTATTTAAAGACCAAAGGCAAACAACGTGGGTATGTTGAACGCACGGAGGTTGTACATGAAACCGGCATTGAATCTGCCATAATAGAATGGACACCGGCACAAATCGAAAACGAATAAAGCAGAAATGCAATGTTCAGTTTTATCAAACGTTAAACAGCACCAAAAGAATCAAAGTTCATCAGGGCGGAACACGTTCGGGGAAAACTTATGCCCTGTGCCAATACCTAATCTATAAATTAACATCATCACAGAAACCATTGGTGATTTCGATTGTCCGTAAAACATTGCCGGCATTAAAAGGATCGGTGATGCGTGATTTTCTCGAAATATTAGACACGTTGGGCATTTTGTATGTCGGACAACACAACAAATCGGAAAACACGTACACATTTGGCAATCACGTTGTGGAATTTCTTTCAGTTGATGAGCCACAAAAGATCAGGGGCCGTAAAAGAAATATTTGCTATTGTAACGAGGTCAACGAATTAGATCATGAAGATTTCAGGCAGTTATTAATGCGTACAACGGATGAAATGATATGCGATTTTAATCCATCCGATCCTGTGCATTGGATTTATGATGAAGTCATCACACGTGATGATTGTGACACATGGATCACAACGTATTTGGATAATAAGTTTTTGCCGGCTGAATTGGTGCATGAAATCGAAAGATTAAAAGCCAAAGATCCGGACTATTGGAGGGTGTACGGTGAGGGGAAACGTGCGGTGTTTAGTAATCGCCAAATATTTCCTAATTGGCAATTCATTCCAAAGGCAGAATTTCCCGAATTTGATGATGTGTTTTACGGCCTTGATTTTGGATTTAGTCACGATCCAACGGCCATTGTGCAGTTGGCAAAGGTTGGGGATAAATTGTACATCCATGAAATCATGTACAAAAAGGGAATGACCAACCGTGATATTGCTGATTTCCTAAAAGAAAAGAAAATAAACGAACACATAATTTATTGTGAATCAGCGGAACCCAAATCAATTGAGGAATTGCGACAAATGGATATTTTGGCCGTTCCTGCAATAAAAGGTGAAGGATCAATAAAGGCCGGGATTAGTTTATTAAAGGAACACGAGGTGATTTGTTCATCTGAATCGCATAATTTACACAATGAATTTCAGTTTTATTTTTGGGAACAATTAAAGGATGGAACGATTATAAATAAGCCAATAGACAAACACAATCACCTGATGGATGCAATCCGGTATGGGGTTTATACCAAATACAAAAATCGTTCTGATTTTTTTGTGGTTTAATTATGTATTTTTGAGAAAAAAAAGCAATACAAATGGCATCAATCATTGATACATTCAAACAATCCATTGCCAAAGCATTATCAAGCGGCACAAACGAATCATATAATAAACTGATATACACGTGGCTTGGCACGAATATCATAATGAATGAGGATAACGATACCACATACATTCGTGATGGGTATCAACGAAATGCCACCATTTATTCAATCATTAACCTGATTGTTAAGGCAGCCACAACAATCCCTGTTTCTGTTTACCGTGTCACAAACGAAGGCACAGCAAAGCAATACAAGGCGATGACATCAGGTGTAATGGATGGCCCTGCAATATACAAGGCCAACATATTACGCAAAAGAGCATTTGAAGAAATAAAGGATTCAGAATTAGAGGCATTGTTAATGCGACCAAACCCGGCACAATCATTTTCAGCATGGTTGGGTGAAATCGTTGCATTCGGTAAATTAACCGGAAACCGTTACATCTACGGCATCGGGCCTGATTCAGGGCCAAATCAGGGAAAATTTACGGAGTTGTACAATTTACCATCACAATTGGTTGAAATCGTTTCAGGTGGTGTGATGGAGCCGGTGGCAGGGTACAAAATCCAATACAATTCAATGATTGAGGTGGCACCCGAATACATTTGCCACATAAAAGATTTTAATCCGGATTACGACAGCAGCGGTTCAAACCTATATGGCCAATCACCTTTGCGTGCCGGCCTGCGTGTTTTATCGGCCAACAATGAAGCCGTAACCACCGGATTAAAATATTTACAGAATCAAACATCACGTGGTATGTTGATTTCAAAGGATGGTAATTTGACTGAGGTGCAAGCACAGGCATTAAAAGACAAATTCCGCAAAAATTATCAGGGTGCAGGGAACGCAGGTGATGTGATCATCACACCAAAGGATTTGAGTTGGGTGAATTTTGGTTTGTCGGCATCAGATTTATCATTGATTGAGCAGTACAATGGAACGGTGAAGGATTTGTGTAATTTATACAACATCCCTGTGCAATTGCTAAACAACACAGATGCATCCACATACAACAATATGAAGGAGGCTAAAAAGGCATTATACCAAAATGCCGTGATTCCTGAATTAATCAAGATACGTGATGAATTAAACAGATGGTTGGCACCAAAGTACGGCAAAGAATATTTCATTGATTTCGATTTTACCGTGATCAGCGAAATGCAAGAGGAGGTTGACAAATTGGTGTCGCAATTAGCAGCAGCGTGGTGGGTTACACCAAACGAGAAACGTGATGCAATGAATTACGCTACGGACAAAGAAAATGCATTCATGGATGATTATTTCATCCCGGCTAATTTAATGGCACAGAATCCATCAATGCCATCATTAGAGAATCCAAAATCATTAGATATTCAGTATTCAACAAAGGCTGAATCAAATGAAATGTACGATGATTATCCAAAGAAAGCATCTTTGAATGCACAAAAGATGTTGGATTGGAAACAGGAATACCCGGATGAAATTCGTGGAGGCACCGAAATTGGTTGGACACGTGCAAGACAATTGGCAAACCGTGATGAAATCAGCCGTGATATTGTCAGCAGAATGGCGCAATTCAATCGCCATCGCCAAAACGCAACGGTTGCAGATGAATATAAGGAAACACCATGGAAGGATGCAGGGTATGTGGCTTGGAACTTATGGGGCGGAACTGAGGGTGTTGATTGGGCAATCAAGAAAATAAAGGAAATAGATGCCGTTACCGAATCCTAATAATGGCGAAAGCCAAAATGATTTCATGGCCCGTTGTGTTGTTGATCCTAATATTGTCAATGATTTTGGCACTATTGATCAGCGTGTGGCGGTGTGCAGCAATCTATTTAATCCACAGAAAGAAACAAAGGCGCAGAAAGATTGGGAAAACGATTTTGAAAATCAATTAGAGAAAGCAGAACGCACATCCGTTCGTGATTTTACGGAGTTTTACAAAGCCGAATATAATGATGCTATTGACCTTTATTTAAAGGTCGGGCAGATGACACAGGCCACAGCACAGGGATTTTTTCAGGATGCCAAATACATAAAAATGTATGAGGGTATGTATTCCAAAATCGGTTTACAATTTGCCAATTGGTATTCCAAAAACGTGCAGAAATATATGCTAAAAGCCGATCCGGCAAATATGCAATCTATTTGGCGCAATGCCTTTGCATTTATGGGCCAAAAGGTAGCAGGCCAAAGGGTGACAATGGTTTCATCAACAGCACAGGCAACATTGACAAACACAATTCGCCAATTTATGGCCGATCCTGTTTTCCAATCAGCCGGTGAAAAGGTGCAGGGCAAAATGTTACGACAAAAATTTGATGGGTTGGCTGATTATCAGGCACGCAGGATTGTTAGAACGGAGGCCACAAACGCAGCTAATTATGCAACCGAACAGGCAGCGGTCAATTTATTTGCAGGTCAGGATTTAACCAAAACATGGCGATCAGGATTTGATGCACGTGTTCGTGATGCACACAGGGAAGCAAATGGGCAGGTTGTTCCGTTTAATAGCAAATTTTCGGTTGGTGGGGAGTCATTACAAAGACCGGGCGATCCTAATGGATCAGCAAGCAATGTTATCAATTGCCGTTGTTCAATGATTGTATTGCCAAAGGCAAATGCAAACACAATTGGTGCGCCAATCACAGACATTGGATTTGGTATTGCACAGGCAACCGTAATTGATGCCATTATTAGTGCAGATGTAATCACCGGCACAACAGGTGCAATTGTGGCTGAGGAAAATTTGGGGGGTTAAAATTAATTTTTGGATTCCGTTTTCTAATTAGCAATTTGACTAATTTTGGGCAAAAGAAAGGTTATGATTTACAAACAAACATCCATTGGGATTGATGACATTGATGAGGCAAACGGCATCGTGTCCGGTTACGGTTCAATATTCGGCAACATTGATTCAGACAATGACATCATTTTGTCGGGAGCATACACCAAAACATTATCTGAAAACGGATCACGTGTACGGTATTGCAACCAACACAGAATTGATCAGCCATTAGGCAAATTCAACGAATTGCGTGAAGATGCAAAAGGGTTGTATTTTGTGGCTGAGGTTCCAAAAACACGAATGGGCGAAGACATTTTGTTGTTAATGAAAAACGGTGTGATTACGGAAAATTCCGTTGGTATTATGCCGATTGTAAAGAATTACAGACAGGATGGTGTTCGTGAATTGAAAGAGGTGAAGTTGTACGAAATTTCGTGCGTTACATTAGCAGCAAACCCAATGGCATTGATTACAGATGCAAAGGGTGAAATTGATCAGGATTTATTGGCAAAACGTTTCGACATTTTAGCCAAAATGATCAAGAAAGAAAACGTATCCGATGAATTAGGGTACGCAATTGAAGGTGAGTTGATGAAATTGAAATCATTGTTTATTGATGTTACCACACGGCCGGCAGAAATTGTCACCGTGCCGGAAGTTAAACAGGTGGATATTTCCGAAATATTTTCATATTTAAACAATCAAATTAAGTCAAAATAAGATGACAGAAGAAATCAAAAACCAATTGAACGAATTAAATTCGGCAATTGATGCGAGAATCGCAAAAGCAGAAGGACAAGCAGTTGCATCAGCAACAGGCAAAGCGGATGAATTATTAAAATCCGAGATCAAGAATTTAGAGGCAAAATTTGCTGAGGTTCACGGTCGTATTGATGCAGCAGAGGTTGCAGCAAAGAAAACAGCAACAGGAGCAAACGCACAATCTTTCAAACAATCTTTGATCGATGGTATCACAAAAGGTGGTTTAGATGGTTTAGTAAATGGCAACAGCCGTTCAGCTAAATTTGAAATCAAGGCGGCAGATATGACCGTTGCGGCTAACTTTACAGGCGAAGTTATTCCGGCACAATACGTTCCGGGTATCAAGTACGATCCAACAAACCCTGTACACGTTCGCCAATTATTGGCACAAGGTTCAACCAATTCTGAGGTTGTTCGTTATGTACGTGAGTCAGCATATGACAACGGTGCAGCAACACGCGCACAAGGTTCAACATTGGGTGAGTCAGATTTCGATTTGACAGCATACGATGCAAACGTTCAGAAAATCGGTACTTATTTCCGTATTTCTGAGGAAATGTTAGCAGATACACCACAGCTAACATCATATTTGGCAGCACGTGCTCCTGAGAAATTGTTAACGGTTGAAGATGCACAATTACTTTATGGTAACGGTACAGCACCAAACATTTCAGGTATCGTGACATCAGGATCAACAGCATTCGCAGCAGGCGGATTTGCAGATTCAATCACAGCGGCAAACCAATTTGACGTTTTAACGGTAGCAATCAACCAATTAGCATTGGCTAACTATCGTCCTGATTACATCATGGTAAACCCAACAGATTTCCACAAAATCTTATTGTTAAAGTCAACAACAAATGAGTATTTGAAGGATCAGGTATACATGGGATTACAACCACAATTCTTGGGTGTGCCGGTTGTAGTTAATACAGCAATCACAGCAGGAACATACCTTGTTGGTAATTTCGGTTTAGGAACACAAATGTGGGTGCGTGAGAATCTTTCATTGGAGTTTTTCCGTGAGGATGGAACAAACGTTCGTGATGGTTTCGTAACCGTTCGTTTAGTAGAAAGAATTGCATTAACTAACTACGCACCATTAGCAATCGTTAAGGGTACATTTGCAACGGACATCGCTGCAATCGGAGTTTAATTTTAATACAATTTCAAATTAAAAGAAAGCCACCTAAATATTGGGTGGCTTTTCTTTTTATATTTGTTCAAAAAATAGCACAATAATGGGCAAAGTTTTAATGAGAAAAACGGTATTCGATAATAAAACAGGATACCACAGAGCCGGTGAAATCGTAACGGTTTCGGCTGATGTTGAAAGACATTATTTGGCAAATAATTTTGGCACAAAGGTTGATGATCAGCCCGAAGTTATTGCACCAATTGTGGAGGCCGTAGAGGTTGAAACAAAAGAGGAAAAAATAGTTTACAAGACAAAGGGAAACAAAGCAAAAAAGGATGCGGCAGATCAAGATTAATGATGTGATTGGTGTTCCAATCATTTCACGTGCGGATGCAAAGAATTACATCAGGATTGATACAACAGCGGATGATTTGTTGATTGATTTGATGATCGAGGCAGCACACACAGCGGCAGAAAATTACATGAGCCGTGATATTATCGCAAAGGAACGCACGTATTATTTGGATTATTCAGATACCGGGTTTATTGATGTTCCATTTGGGCCGGTGGCATCCGTTGATGATGTAACCGTGAAAGGCATTGCCGTTTCATTTACCGTTTACGGATTAGGTGATCCGATGGTGGAAATTGAGCCATTAGGAACCAACATAAAAATTGATTTTACAACGGAGGGGATGAGTGATGGTTTATTGAAACAGGCATTGTTGATGATGGTTTCCACATATTATGACAATCGCACAGATTTCATGACAGGGATGACCGTTAATGAGGTTCCGAGTTCATCAGCAAAATTATTAGATGGGATAAAATCAGTATTTATATAATGGCAACAACCAACACGGCATCAATTTTAAAACAACGTATTCTGATCAAAAGGATGTCAAAAACATCTGATGGATACGGTGGAACAACCAATGGTGGATATGTAACCATTGACACGGTTTGGTGTCGTGTACAGGAAACAAAGGGTGATATTGATGAAAGAATGGGCATCCGTTTATTGTCTACAGAAATTGAAATCACAATTAGAAAAGAAACAGCCGATTTGATTGGCAATGAAGATGTTTTGCAGGTAGAAGGATTCCCGGCATTGTATCGTATTAATTCCAATTTTCAAACGTTCGAAAATTTTTGGGTTAAAATGACAGCCACCAAAATTGAGGGATAATGGCAAAAAAAAGCGGTGTTGATGAAAAGCAATTGGCTGATTTGCAAAACAAAATCAACCAATTAGGCAAATTGTCCAAACAGGAATTGTCTAATGAATTGGTTAAAACTGCAATGTTTGCCGTTGGTGCGATGAAAAGTGATGCCCGACATGATACCGGTAATTTGAGAAATCAAACCGGATTCGAAAGGCAAAATGAAAACACCGTTGTGATTTTTTCACGTGCGCCATATGCACCATTTGTGGAATTTGGCACAGGTCGATTGGTAGATTTGCAACATTTGACAAAATTAGGATTTCCGGCATCATATGCGGCCCAATTTAAAGGCAAAGGGATCAAGAAAGTAAATTTGCCGGCACGGCCTTTTTTCTTTACAAATTTGCGTAAAGAATTAGGGAATTTGACAGATAGATTAGAAACAAAAATTAAACAATTAACGAAATAATGTTAGAACCGATTCAATTCATTCGCAAAGCGATCATCACACGTTTGACAAATAACGTGGTGATTGGCGGTGTGACATTTGGTGTTTATAACCGGGTTCCATCAACGGCATCATTTCCGTACATTTTAGTTTATTCCGTTTCATCAGATGAAACAGATTTCAATCAATCATCATATATCACAGAAACAATCACACGCATTGAGGTGGTGACACGTTTTGCATCGGATTCCGGTGGTGAATTAACAGCCAATCAGGCAATTAATAGAATTTTAGAATTAATCAGAACACGTTCAAATGGTTACTTTGATTTATCTGCGGATGGATTCAATGTATTTACCTGCGTAAAGGAGTCATCAACGTATATTGTGGATGATGAACGTGATCACACGTATTTTCGTGGCATAGTTGAAATAAGTAATAAAATCCAACAAACAATTTAAAATGGAAACAAGGGAAGCCATCATTGGCATTGTATCATCATCAATTACGGCATTCATTTCGTGGATAGTAGGCAAACGAAAAGAGAATGCAGATATTAGTACAATACAATTAGAAAATTCCCAACGTGTGATTGACATGGTTACCCAAATGAATGAAAAGTTGGAAGCGAAGGTTGACCAATTGAGCAAAAAGGTTGATGAATTAACGGTTGAAATCGAAAACCTGCGTGAAGAAAACCACAAATTAAAGCATGGAAAACCTGTAAAAAAGAAAGAAGATAACGAATAATGAAAGATCAAATCACATTAGATCGCATCAAATTAGTGCATCCAAAATTGCGTGCTGAGGTTGCAATTATTTATGATGAAATTGTGAACGCATTAAGAGGCAAAGCATTTTGCAGATTCACGCATACATTGCGCACATTTAAGGAACAGGAGGCAATATATGCACAGGGCAGAACAAAACCGGGGCCAATCGTTTCAAAGGCAAAACCGGGTTTGAGTTTACACAATTACGGATTGGCAATTGACATTGTTTTGATTGATGCCAAATCTGTTTCATGGGATATGAAAAAAGATTTTGATGGGGATGGAAAAGCAGATTGGATGGAAGTTGTGGCCGTATTTAAAAAGTACGGTTGGGAATGGGGCGGTGATTGGAAAAAATTTCCTGATGCACCACATTTTCAAAAAGCATTTGGCAAAACACCATCGCAATATTTTGCATTGTGGAATGCGAAAAAAGTAGATTCACAGGGTTACGTAATAATCTAAAATGAAAAAATTCCTAATCATCGCCATTGTTTTGTTTGCAAGTTGCAAACCATCAAAAACAATTATTAAAGAAAACACGATTGTAAAATACGACACGATCCACACATCAGATGTTATATATAAAACAAGGGCCATTCGTGATTCAATTATCATCGAAAATCCGTGCGATTCTTTGGGCATTTTAACGGACTTTTATTCAAAATTTGTGATACCACAGGGATCAATCACTTTGCGTTCGGCACGTGGCAGAATTGAGGCCAAAATAGACATCGATTCAATCGAATCTGTGTACAAATCCAAATACCAATTGTCAAAATCGGACAATGTTCGAATTTCGAACAAAGAGGTGATCAGAAATGTTGTTCCTGCGTGGGCCATTATCACCATCTTTTTTGAATCGGTCATCATTATCGGATACGTGTTTTATAAAATGAGGCTATTTATTTTTTAACTTGCATTAAAATAAGCAGGTAGAAAATGGCATCATTAACCGGTCAATTAGTAGCGGAAACATACAAAGCATTGTTAAAAACCATTGACAATGACATCCTAACAGCAAGCGAAAAGCAAATCACAGATGGATTGGGTGGCGGATCAAATGTTTTCATTGATTCACAGGGGTTTTTAAGAGCAAACAAATACAAGGTCACTAATGGTTTAGCCACGCAGTTTTTAAAAGCGGATGGATCATTGGATGCAAATACCTATTTAACAGGTATCACAAGTTCACAAATCATCACGGCATTAGGGTACACACCGGTGACAAACGCACGTACATTGACAATTAATGGCACAACGTATGATTTGAGTGCAAATAGATCATGGACAATTGCCGGTACATCAGCCGTGTGGGGAAATATCACCGGCACATTAAGCAATCAGACTGATTTGCAAAATGCCTTAAATGCCAAATACAATAATCCAACCGGTACAATTTCGCAATACATTCGTGGAGATGGCACATTGGCTACATTCCCAACATTACCGGGTGGTTTACCAACAGGTGGCACAGCAGGCCAAATTTTGGCTAAAATTGACACAACGGATTACAATGCCCATTGGATTGATAATTTTGCCACACAGACAAAAAATGAAGTCAAATTGGGGCAGACATTGGGAAAGGGTGCAGCGGTTTACGTTTCATCAGCCAACGGAACAAATATGATTGTTTCGGCTGCATCAAATGCAAGTGAAGCCACATCATCAAAAACGTTGGGTTTACTTGAAACAGGTGGTGTGACTAATGATTTAGTTAAATGCGTTACATTCGGATTATTAGCCGGTTTGGATACATCAACAGCAACAGCAGGTGATCCGGTTTGGTTGGGTGTCAATGGTGCATTGATTTTTGGTTTAGCAAATAAACCTTATGCACCGGCACATTTAGTTTATATTGGGGTTGTAACACGTGTACAATCAAACAATGGTGAAATCTTTGTAAACGTTCAAAATGGTTTTGAATTAAAGGAAATTCATGATGTTTACATTGCAGATCCTGCAAATAATAATGGTTTATTTTATGATTCGGCTGATGGTTTGTGGAAAAACAAAAGTATTGCATCAGCATTAGGATACACACCACAGGCACAATTAAACGGCACCGGATTTGTGAAGGCATCAGGCACGACAATATCGTATGATAATTCAACGTATTTAACCACAGCGGATGCAGCATCCACATACCTTGCATTAACCGGTGGAACATTAACCGGATCAATTACAGCAACATCATTTGTCAAAACAGGTGGCACATCAAATGAGTATTTGCGTGCTGATGGTAGTGTGAATGTAATTACAGGGGATATTATTTCAGGAAGTGGAACAGCAGGATACATTGCTAAATTTGGTTCATCAGCAGTCATTGCATCATCAAATTTATTTGAAAGTGGTGCAAATATTGGTTTTGGAACAATCACATTGAATTATGGATCATATGGCCGTGCATTTACAGGTGCAGGGTTTGGATCAACATCATTTGGTTTCGAAGCGGTTACAGGTTCAACAACAAATGGCGGTTTAATCGGGGGTTTGTCAATGGTTATTGCAGGGAATGATTCCACACGCAGAATTGGATCAGCGATTCAATCCTATATTTCAGGGGCAACATCAACGCATCAGGGCGCAGATTTAAGGTTTTTTGTAAAACCTGATAATGCAGTTTTATTAGAGGTTGTACGAATGACATCAGCCGGGATTACATTTAATAAGGATTTAACGGCTGCAAATATTACGGCAACAACATTTGTAAAATCCGGTGGATTATCTACACAATTCCTGATGGCTGATGGTTCCGTTTCTACATTATCAAGTCCGGTGACCGGTTCAGGATCGGCAGGGTATATTCCTAAATGGACTACGGCTGCCAACATTGGTTCATCAATAATTTATGAAGATATATCCATTGGTATTGCATACACAACACCAAACAGGGGCGGTTATGGTAGGACATTAAGTGGGGCGGCATTTGGTTCAGCATCGTTTGGATTTGAGGCGGTAAGTAATACAACGACAAACGGTGGGTTGATTGGTGGTTTATCCTTTATAGTTAATCAAAACGATTCATCACGAATTGTTGGATCAGCAATTCAGTCAAATTTGGTTGGAACAACAGCAACCAATTATGGTGCTGATTTACGATTCTTTGCAAAGGCAGATGGCGTTTTTACAATTGCCGAAGTTGCACGAATGACATCAGCAGGATTGCGTGTTTATGGCACAATAATAAAAGATGGTGGGACAGCAAGTCAATTTTTAAAGGCAGACGGATCAATTGATTCAAATACCTATTTAACATCATCAAGCGCAATTGATTGGTCAAATATAGCAAGTAAGCCCACAACATTATCAGGATACGGAATTACTGATGCTGTAAATGCAATTTATGGAATTAATACCCCAATGACAACAACAGGGGATTGGATTGCAATGTCCACAACATCAGGAATTTCAGGTTGGACACACGTATTAAATATGGCTTGGAGTAGAATTAGTCAAGCCAATTGGGTTTCTCAATTAGCATTTGCTGCACAAACAGGTACAGGAGCATATTATAGAACAACAAGCGGTGGAATTGTTGATGTTGGTTGGACAAGATTATTAGATGATGCAAATTTTGGTTCATATGCATTGCCATTATCAGGTGGAACAATGACCGGAACAATTTACAACAATGCATCAGCATCAATTTATAATTATAGAGCGCAACACGATGGAACATCAGGTGTTTGGAGGGGAATTATAGGATCATATAATGCAACGGCAAACATCGGTACATTTATTGGCAATTATTTGGGCAAATCAGGAATATTTGGTCATAATAATGCAATGGGGGCATGGGAAACATTGCGAATAAATTCATTAGGTGGTAATGGAATGGGTAAAGTTATTTTATCAAATAATACCGTTGTAAATGCATTAGATTCGGACACAGAATATCCAATAATTCATTCAAACAACATTTCAACCTATGCGGTTGTAAATAGATCGCAATCAAATTGGACGGTTGGTAATTTAGTAATTGATAATGTTGTGGGCTTATTAGCATGGAAAAATTACGGTAATGGTCACGTAATTTTTGATGCATCAAACGCAACATCTCCAAGTGGAACAAGTGTGAGTCGAAGAGATTCCGCAGAAGCGTGGACATCTCAATATCCAACATTAATGGGTTGGAATGGTTCAACTACTTTTGGTGTACGTGTAGATTCGGCAAGAATTGCAGATAGTGCATCATCAGTTGCATGGGGTAATGTTACGAGTAAACCTGATGCAATTTTTTATTATCAAGGATTTACACTTGATGCAAATACAATGGATACAAATGCATCAGGATTTACATATGCGGTAAATGCGCCATACACAGGCCCAATTATGAGGGTTGGTAATGGCAATTATTCGTTGCAAATTAATGCATCATATAGTGGTGGAGGTTCACAATTTGCAGTTAGAACAAGAAATGGAGATGCAGGTACATTTAATCCGTGGCGAACTTTATTAAATGATTCAAATTACACAGCATATTCCCCAACACTAACAGGATCAGGGGCATCAGGTAGTTGGGCAATTAGTGTGACAGGTTCATCAAGCACCGTGTCACATTTTTCAGGCAGGACAGATTCTGCGGCATACAACGTTGTTTGGGCAGCAGGAAATCCATCACATTTGTATTCATGCGATTCTGTTACAATTCAATCTAGTACAGGAACATTAAGTGCATCAACATTAGTTGCAGGGGCTGTTGTAAATATTGGTAATAATTCAGGAAATAATGTTGGTGCCGGGATTTATCATTCATCATCATATTATGGCCGAATCCGTTTTTATAATGATGGTACAAATAATTCAACAATTCACGCATTTGGTTCATCTTGGGTTGGTGGATCATCATCAGGATATATAAATATTGATGGTCAAAATGGTGTAAATTTTGGCGGTTGGGATGCGCCTGATGTAAATATTGCAAGAAATGGAATTACATCATTATTTAAAGAAGTTTACGCATACGGTAGAGGTTCAGTAAATGGATCTGCCGGTGTTGGATTTCAAATTTACACTCCAACCGGTTCAGGTACAGGCGCAATTATGGCATTTCATAGGGCAGGAGTATTTGCGGTTAATTTTGGATTGGATTCTGATAATGTCATGCGAATTGGTGGATGGAGTGCCGCAGCAAATAGATGGCAATTGGATATGTCAGGCAATCAAACGGTTGCAGGATCATCAACGGCAACATCATTTTTTGAGTCATCAGATATGCGTTTAAAAACACTAATTGATGATTCAGCACAGATTTCAGGAATTGAAAATTTACAGGCTAAATTATATGAAAAGGATGGCAAAATTGAATTTGGATATTTTGCACAGGATGCACAGGAATTGATGCCATATGCCGTTACTACAAATATGGATGGATTTTTAAATTTATCATATCGTGAAGTTCACACGGCTAAAATTGCTCGATTAGAACAAAGGGTTGCAGAATTAGAAAAACAATTAAACCTGAATTAATATGCAATGGATAAACGTGGCATCAAACCAAACGTGTTCGTGGGATAGTTTAATTAGTGCGGTTAATAATGGATATTTTCTGCAATTATTACCAATGCCACCATCAGGTGAATCTGCAAGCCGTTGCGTTAGAAAAGAATTAATACAATCATACATTGAAATCCAATCTGCACCATTAGCCGGTGTTCCAAACAATGAATTGGTGGTCAAAAGCCAATTAGTTGCAATTCAATACACATATTATCAATTAACTGCATGTGATGGCGGTGCAGGAGCATGGACACGAATTGCACCAACATTAGGAGTTGGCCAAAGGTATATTTTGCCCGGTTTTACTAATCGTTTTTTTTATTACAATGGAATATCACAAGGACCACAGGTAAACATACCATCCGGATATAATGGATCAATTCAAATTGTAAGTGGTTCCACGTATTGCCCATAATCAGTATATTTGCATATTAAACAACCAAATCAACATAAAATGAAAAAGAAGTACGCAGAAATTATTGTTTTGTCACGTGTATTAAGCCATTTTGCCGGTGAGCAAAAGACAAAAGCACAAAAGAAATTGGCTAAAATCAACGAGAAATTAAAGCCATATTTGGATAAATACGAGGAACAGGCAGAGGAATACCGTTTGGACAATGCATCAGTTGATAAAGATGGCAATCTAATTTTAAAAGAGGGTGGCGGATTTTCATACACAAAAGAGGGGTTGAAAAAATTGACAGAAAAATCAAAGGAATTAAATTTGACTGAGGTTGATTTTGATGCAATACAGGTTGTGAATCCGGAAGGATTAGAGGAATTTGGATTCTTAAAAGATTGGGTTGAGGGTGTAGAGTTTATAAATGTACATGAGGAAATAGAATTATAAGATATGAAAACAATCGAACCGGTTTCAATTTGGGACAATGGATTAGTACAGGAAGCAACAATTTTGGATGCATATGCAACAAATGTTTCATTGGGTAATTCAGCCACATTTGCATATTCATTGTATGAAACAAATATTAATCCAACAATGATGAAGCAATTGGCATATGGTAATTTAATAATGACAGGCGAAGCATATGCACAATGGACAATTGATTCATATGCATGGGATTGGGTTGCACAGCAATTGAATTTAACAATTACAGGAGAATATGTGCCACCGTTGCCACCGGTTCCACCAACAACGGAGCCAACACCGGAACCTGAAATTGAATCACCTGCGGTTTAATGGCATTAGTAAACGGCACAAATGTTGTTTTGTATGAAGGCGATGTGGCATTAGGACATTCCAAAAATGCCACAATGTCTTTGCAAATGGACATGGCCGAATTTACCAATAAAAATTCGCAGGGATGGAAGGAAGTGTTGGCCGGTAAACGATCGGCATCCTTTACAGCGGAAGGATTGGTGGATTATTCCGATCAGGTTAATTTTAACCAATTTGCAGAACGGATCATCACACGAAAAGAGGTGCAATGGGTATTTCAAACGGCCGGGATGTTTTATTACGGATTAGGATACATTAACAATGTTGAACAGGTCAGTCAAATGGAAAACGTTTCCACATATTCGGTTGATTTTACTATTTCGGGCCGGATTTATACAGATCAACGATTGATTTGGAATTTGGTGTTTACCAATTGGGAAAACTTAAATATTCAATGGCAAAATCTATAATGCATTTTGAATATATTTGCATAAAATAAGAGCATAAAAATTAAACAAAAATATGGCAACATCGGGAGTATTTAACGGCACGAACCTATTGATCAAAGTTGAAGGAACGGCCATTGCACACACAACATCATGCACATTGTCTATTTCACAAGACATTGCAGATGCAACAACAAAAAATTCAGGCGGTTGGTCTGAGGGAATCAGCGGTTTACGTTCAGGTGAAATTTCATTTGATGGTTTAGTAAACTATGCATCGGCTGCAAACGCAGAAGAATTAGTTGATTACGTATTGAATCGCACAATCGTTACCTGTGTATTCGGTACATCTGCAACAGGTGATGTGATCTATACAGCGGAAGGATACATTGCATCCATCGAGCAATCAGCAGAAATGGAAGCAGCGGTGACATTCTCAGGATCAATCACATTGACAGGCGCAATCGTAAAATCAACAAATTCATAATTTGCTGATTCAGAAATAAATTCCCTGCATCAGTAAAATGGTGCAGGGTTTTAAAGTTTAAACACCTAATCAAACATAAATGGAAAATCGCAAACGTGGTTATTGTCAATTAAATATTGGCGGTAAGGATCGCACATTACATTTCAGCATGAATTTTTGGGTTGCATTTGAGGATGCAAGCGGACACAAAATTTCGGAAATCGACAAAGTATTTTCATCAGGCATTTCATTGAACACAATGCGTGCATTGGTTTATGCAGGTTTATTGGCATACGATCAGGAGAATGGAAATGAAATTGATTACAACGTTTTTCAGGTAGGATCGTGGATGGAGGATATGACACCGGATTCATTGACATTGTTGGTGAATACATTAATGGAATCAAGAATTTTGGGTAATGACTTGAATGCAGGTGTGCGCAGAAACGTTGAAAAATCAACAAAAAACCCAAAGCAGATCAACCCCTAACGTGGGATCGAATGCTTGATTTTTATATCGGTCAGGCAGGTATTTCACCGGATCAGTTTTGGCGCAATACTTGGAAAGAAAATGCGTTGTTGGGGGAATCGTGGAGTGTAAATGTGAACTTGAATTGGGAAATGGCACGATTCATTTCCACCATGATTGTCAATTCGAATGCCACCAAAAAATCACAGGTGATTACACCTGATAAATTATTCCCGTTGCCACAGGATGTGTATTTGGAGAAAGGCAAACCGAAATCGACACCGGAACAATTCGAGGCATTTTTGAAACAAATTGAAAAAAGTCAATCCAAATAATGGGTTGGCTTTTTTTTTAACTTTACATCATGGCAGAAGAATTAAAAGTACGAATAACCGGTGATGCGGCCGATCTGAATGCAGCATTGTCCGATGCACAGAAATCATTGGTGTCGTTTTCAAAGCAAGCGGCAGAATTAGGCAAAACAATGTCCACATTTGTCACGGCACCATTGTTGGCAGCCGGAACGGCATCTGTAATGATGGCATCTGATTTCAACGAGTCAATGAACAAAGTTGATGTGGCATTTGCATCATCATCACAGGCGGTGAAAGATTTTGCCAAAACATCATTGACATCCTTTGGTATTGCTGAGGGTACGGCCTTGGATATGGCTGCATTGTTTGGCGATATGGCAACATCAATGGGATTGGGTGTTGGTGAGGCATCCAAATTGTCCACATCATTAGTTGGATTGGCCGGGGATTTATCATCCTTTAAAAACATAAACATTAAGGAAGCCACAACGGCCCTAAATGGAATTTTTACCGGTGAAACGGAATCATTGAAAAGGTTAGGTGTTATTATGACCGAAACCAATTTGAAAACCTATGCATTATCGCAGGGGATGACAAAGCAATATGATACGATGTCACAGGCAGAAAAGGTGATGTTGCGTTACAATTATGTGATGGCAAACACAAAGAATGCACAGGGTGATTTCGCACGAACAAACGAAGGCGCAGCCAATCAGATGCGTATGTTTGGGGAGGGTGTAAAACAATTGAGTGCGCAATTTGGACAGGTTATGTTGCCGGCAGTCACATCAATTGTCAGTTCATTAAATTCAATGATCCAAGGTTTTTCAGATTCAAGTGAAGGCACAAAAACATTTATTGTTGCATTAGCAGGAATCACGGCAGGTGTTGGGCCATTATTGTTTTTGGTGGGTACAATTGTTCCGAAAGTAATTGAAGGGTTTAATCTAATGAGTGCCGCAGCGGTTAAATTCAATTTAACATTGAAAACAGCCGGTGGAATTGCAGGATTAGCAACATTATTGGGATTGGCGGCTGTATCAGCATATGATTACACCAAAGCGTTGAATCCTGATAATAAATTATCAGAACAAGAAAAAAAGGATGCCAATGCTATTCGGGCAAAAAACAAAGAGATATTAGCATCAATTGAATTGCTTAAAAAGCAAAAAGGGATGGCATCAGGCCCGGTGACCGGAATGAATACGGCACAGGGTATATCAACACAATCATTTGATACACAGATTGCCGCACAACAGAAATTGTTGGCACAAAACAATGCATTAATTGCAGGAATAGAAAAGAAGGCACAAGCAGATGCAAAAGCAACAGCGGAAGCAGACAAAGCCGCACAAAAAGAGCAACAAAGGGTTTCGGCATCATTAGGAACAAAAACAAAAGCGCATCAAGTAGAAAAGGACAATTTACTTGAAATGCAGTTGTTAAAATTGAAAAATGCCGCATTGGATGAAGAAATTGCCAAAAAGGAACTAAAAATGGCTAAATTTCAGGCATTTGGTGACACATCAAATGTCAAAGATTTACCAACATTTGCAGGTGATCTTGTTAAACATTTTGAGAAATTCCCGGCAATTGGTGAAAAGATCATGGGAATTACGACCAATTTAGGATCGTTAAAATCCCCATTGTCTGTGATGGATGCATCAATTGTTGCATCAACAACATTACAAAGCGCGCAGATTGATTTATTAGCGGAAAAATACAACAGCATCATGGCCATTGGTCAAATGGTTGCAGATACAACAGGGCAGGCATTCACGGCATTGGGTGATTCCGTTATCAAATCAATGGGGTTGGCATCAACAGGATTTGAAGGTTTTGCACAGGTAATGATGCAAACATTGGTAAAATTAGGATCAATGATTTTGCAACAGATTGTCATGAATCAGGCATCAGCAATGTCAAGTGCGGTGGCAGGTGCAACACAATCGGGAGCAGCAACCGGGCCGGCTGCAATCTTTACAACACCGGCATTTATTGCAACGGCAATTGGTGGTGTATTATCAGCATTTGCAGCGATTCCAAAATTTGCCGCAGGTGGTATCGTATCAGGCCCAACAATGGGTTTGATGGGTGAATATCCGGGCGCAAAATCAAATCCTGAGGTGATTGCACCATTAAACAAATTACAGGGAATGTTAGATCAAGGCAATGGCGGAACGGCAAACGTATCCGGTGAATTTGTGTTGAGAGGTCAGGATTTGGTGGTAGCTTTACAAAGAGCAGAAAAACAACGCAATAGAATAGGATAAATATGGCATACGGTGTAAAATATCGATTAGAATTTGATGATTTAAAAGGCAATAAACGAAAGGTTGAAATCTTTAAAAACGGATATTCAGGTGCCGTTTTGCCAATGATTGGAACAGGTGAGCCGGTTGAAATCGAGTGGAAGGCCGAAGAAGATTTGTATGAGCCATTGATTGGATCATTATGCACGTTGAATTTATTAGTAACGGATGACGTTACGTATGACGATTTCTACCTGTATGATGAACGTGAATACAAAGTGGTTGTGTATTTTGAGGCATCAGCCGGATCATGGCAAACATATTGGTCAGGATGGGTTGTAAACGATCTTTATTCACAGGCATTGGTATCAACACCATATTCATTGTCAATCACAGCCACAGACAATTTGGGGCAGTTAGATGGGTATGATACATGGATGCCTGCAATTGGCACAGACAATCCTACATTGTGGCAATTTATGTATAATGCATTGTCAAATTTATCATTAGGTTATGACATATACATCAGCAATGATTTAAGAATTGCAACCGATTCAGCGTGGAAAAACGTGTTTAATCAGGTTACAATCAAAAAATCAGGTTTTTATCATGATTATTACATCATAAACGATGCAAAAATGACATTGCGGTCAATCCTAATTGGATTTAATTGCCGTTTATTTCAATCATTTGGCCGTTGGTATATTGTTAATTGTTCATCATATGGTGATCAACGAATCATTGAAGGAATACAGGCCGGCACATACACAGGATCGGGCATTTTAACAGCAAAGCAGGCATTTTTAAATGCAGGCACAGAAAACATCAAATATTGGATTTATAATGCATCAGGGGTGGAACAATCAACCGTAACAACAAATATGTTGAAGGTTGTGCCAACGAATATGCAACCAATCGGACAAAACCTGTTTAGAACACCACGCAGACCGGTGAAAAAATATCAGGAAATTGTTGATATTTCACAACAACAGGTGGATTTGAATTTGAACGCATCGTTTGAATTTGATTACGAGAATTGGACAACAACATTAGTCACAACAGAATTTGTTAATGCACCATTTGCAGGCCGTAGATCGTTGAAATATGTTGGCACAAGCGCATTGGGTGTTTACACGGTTAGATTAGTTAGTGCAGGGGCAGCATCGGCAATTGAGGGCAACCAATATCAGGTTTTGTTTTCGGTAAATATAGACAAAGGCGGAAGCGATAACAGATTGCCGTGGTTTTTACGGATTGAATATGCACCGGGTGTTTATACATATTGGAGTGATGTGAACAAAACGTGGGGCACATCAGGGGGTTCAGTTTTATGGAATGAAGCGCAAGTTGTTGGGGCAGGTACATTTGAATCATTCAAATTCACAGCAAAGGATGCACCGGAACCCGGACAAATGCAAATTGGGTTTTCGTATCCATACATAAATTCACCGGGTTCATACACAGGAATGTATTTGGACAATTGCGCCATCAGGAACATTGACAAAGAACAAAACGTGTACAAAGAGGCATATTTTATCCGTGAGCAATCAGGCACATTTGCAACATCTGATGTGATGGAACACACAGATATTGTACAGGCTGATGTAGATTCAGTTTTATTTTTAGGCGCATTTACGGATAATAATTCATTCAAACGTGCGCAGGATGGCACAGGATTATATATTGAACAAATAGTCACACAGCAAAGATTGAATGATTTCAGGCAATATTCCATGCAATATGAAGGTGATTTGTACAACATGGATGATTATTCTGTGATGACATTGGCCCATAAATTGTACATTAAATTTCCAACATTGACTGAAACGGATTCGGCCATTGTGGATTCAATTCGGGTGCAATTAAAATCAAACCTGTACACGTGCCAATTCCATATTCCGAATAATTACACGGATGTTGCAAGTACATACAGGGTATCGTATCAGGAATAATTTTGTTTTTCATAGGTTTGGTAGTGCGCATCCGTTCATCTTATGGGTGAATCGGATGTTGATTAGGTTGAATGCAAAATGGTCGTGGAATTATCTACGGCCATTTTTGTTTTATTTGTCGGTTTTACTAATTAGTTAAATGGCTAATTTTGAAAAAAAACTATTCATGGGGCTAAAACACGATCAGATCAGAGATCATTTTTATTCATCGCCATTAAACTTAAAAACGTTTTCGGAAACATATTACCAAACCTACGGATACCAAACGGCTGAGTTGTTGCGTAAAACAATGAGAAAGCATAATATTTTAATCCGTGAACGTAATGAGGCACAATTGAAAAATTTGCCAAAGGCACAGATTGAATCCACGACATTTTTCGAATTAGAGAATTTCGGCATTGAACCATCCATTGGGAAGGAATACACATCAGATCGATTGCCGGATCATTTAAAGGTCATTGGGATATTGTCCGACATACACGTGCCGTTCCATTCAGTTGAAGCCGTTGTGTGTGCCATCAAGGAGTTAAAAGAAAGAAACATTGATTGCCTGTATCTAAATGGAGACACATTCGATTTTTACAGCATCAGCCGGCACGAAAAGGAAAAGGATTTGAGGGATTTTCCAAAGGAAATAGAAATGTGCCGTAATTTTCTGCAAACATTGCGTGGAATATTTCCAACGATCCCGATCTATTTCAAGGCAGGCAATCACGAAAACAGATACCAACGGTATTTGAATGAGCAGGCTGAGGAATTTTCCCAATTGCACGAAATGCAATTTGATAAGTTTTTCCGGATGGATGTGTTGGACATCAAATTTGTTCCTGATTGGCAGGGCATGGAAATGGGCGATTTGTTAGTGTGCCACGGTCACGAATTGATGGCAGGTGGGATGAACCCATCACAAAGCACGTTCAATAAAACGTTCTGCAATACATTGATTGGACACGTTCACAGAACAACAAACACAATCAAAAAGGATGGATTTAAACGATACATCCATACATATTCCACAGGATGTTTGACGCAATTATCACCTAAATATTACCCATTTGCACAGCACAACAACGGATTTGCGGTTGTAACGATCACAGATGGAAAATCAAAGGTTGAAAACATTATGATAAAAGATGGGAAAATTGTGTAATATTGCATTGAAAGATTAAGGTTTTGATTCATATAGTTGTTGAGCAAAAAGGGCATTTCTGATGGATTTGCCCTTTTTT